ATACTGATTTGGATACGGAGAATCAGGACATTGAAAATATTGACATAACATAGAAGCCATGCCTAATAATATAAAATGGGGGCGGTAAATAAATTTTTTAAGATGTATCAAACTTTTGAAGAACAAATAAACACCCTAATAGCGGGAGTGGTCGCTATTTTGTTAACATCTGCGGCCGCATTTTTTAGAAAGCTGCCGCAGTATTATATCGAGGCAAAGCAGAAGAGGCACTTTGACGAAACACAACAGCTGGATATTATTTTAGATGACTTGGTGGAAGACACGCGGGCCATATACGGTCATATAATAAAGTATCACGATGGGCATAAGGAGTTGAAGCCTGGTAGTAACTGGAGAATGACTGTTGTTTGGGAAGCGTTGGGTAAGCCGTGTGTATCTTGTGCAAACAGTGATTGCATATATAAACAATTTCCAAGGAAAAGGTTGCAGAGTGATTGGGATGATGTGCCTGTGACAAGCAGCTGGTTTAAAGTGGTGTCTAAAGCGTATTTAGATCCGCAGCACTGTCATGTAACCTCAATAGAGGATAAAATTCTAGGTGACACGGAAAAAGAGATTTTTAGAAACAGCGGCATCAAAACTTATGTAGAGATATTGATAAAGGTAAAAGGTATGAGATTCTATACATTGGGATTATCTTTTTGTGAAAATCATGAAGGATTGGATAATTATTCCGATATTGTAATTGCCGGTAGAAAATTATATAAATTATTATAAAAAAAATAAAAGCTATTTATAATGGCAAATATTAATTACATAGGGTGGAACGATTATAGCATCTCAATTAACAACGAAAATTTGGATGAGATAGTCAATCAGGCCGTAGAGATGACGGATCTTACCAAAGATGAGCTGATGGGTAACAGTGAGCTTACCGCACAGGCCGAGATACGGTCGTATCTAAAGCCGGTGGGGGACATCGATGCGGAGTTTGATAAGAATTATACCGATAGCCCTGATGTTAGGTTGAAATTGGTGATCAGATGCGTTGTTAATCTGTCATTGTACAACCTCCACATGACAATCAGCCCAAGGGATGTACCAGAGAAAGTGGAGAAAGCATACGAGCATTGTTTAGAGATGCTGGAGGCTGCCAGAAAGGGGGAGCTTGACTTTGGTTTGGGGGATCCCCCAACGGATGATACGGATGCGGTAGCCTGGAGAACAATTGGGTCTAATTATAAATTCACTTCCAAGGAGTTCAGGGAAGCCAGGATATTGGATACAGACACAGATGTATAAGTAATATGAAAATTTTAGGATACGATATATCAAAAGTGACAAACGCTGACCCGGGCAGACGACAAAAGTCTACCAATCAGATGATCTCTCTGAAACAAAAGTATCAGACAAGGGAGGATCTTCGCACATTACGCATTGCCACTGATTCCGCAAATAACCTGCAAAACTTCAACAGGTATGACCTACACCAGATTTATAGGAGGGTAGATCGTGATCCTGAATTATCGGCCCAATGGAACACGCGTGTTCTGAAGACTCTGGATAAAGAGTTTCACGTTGAGACCTTCGATGGTACAGTTGATAAGGCTGCCATGGAGGTGTTTAAGGCACCTTGGTTTTTTGAGTGGGTAAGAAAAACGATGGAGGCATCCCTGTGGGGATTCACTTTGATCGAGTTTGGCCCATGGGATAGTGAGATGAACTGTTTCAAACCGTATATAGACTCCGAGGGGTATTACCACGATGCTGTGGAGGCTGTTGATCGTGACTATGTCAAACCCGAGTTCGGCATGATTACCCCGGAATATGGGGATGGTAGGGACAAGGGGATATCATACTTTTCTAAAAGATTTGAGCAAAAGTTGATGTTCATTGGGTCTGCCAAGAAGGAGGATAGTATATATTACAAGATTGCGCCTTATATGCTTATGAAGGAAAATGCCCACAAGAACTGGTCAGAATGGGCAGAGGTCTTCGCCATGGATATTCGCGTGGGTAAAACGTCTGCGCAGGGGGAAGACCGTAAGACATTTTTAAATGCCCTTCGAGATCTTGGGTCGAATGGCTACGCATTAATTGACGAAGAAGATATTATTGAGTACATTGGGGTGAACAGGCAGGATGCCTACCAGGTGTACCAGTACTTTTTAGAGTATTGTGACGCAAGGATAAGTAAGTTATTATTTGGCCAGGATGTTGTGACCAATAACACTGGTCGCGTTGTGGGTAAAGTTGGTGAAGAAGTTTCTAACTTATACGGGGACTCAGACGCGAAGCTAGTGGAATGGTTAATTAATACGAGGTTGATTCCATTTATGAACATAAGTGGGGCTGACTTGGACGGTTTCAGATTTAAGTTTGATACTACCGAGAAAGTTAAACTTGCAGATAGGGCAAAAATTGATAAAGACATTTCAGACATGGGCTTTAGGATTGATGCGGATTATATTGAGCGTACCTATGGTACTCCTATTATTGAGTATGTTGGTGTTCCGTATAGTGGCCGAGAAGATCAGGCGGACGCAGCGGATGGCCCCGAGGATGATCCGGAAGATATGGAAGAATAATGAATTGGTCAGAGAGGACAGATGGGAATAGATTTAATAAGACAACCGTTGTGCAGGGCGGTGCGTATGCCATGCGTATGGGTATATCCGCTGCCTTTGCACGTAAATCCTCCGCAGTGCGAAGAGAATTAAATTGGTTGACACACCGGATGGGCAATATGGCTAAAGATCATGTGGATGCTAACTTTAGGGCTGAGTCATTTATTGACGATACACCAAAAAGATGGCCAGACAGGAAAAGGAAGGTCAAGTCAAGACCAATTTTGGTTAAAACTGGGAAGTTGAAAAACTCTATAAGGGTAACAAATAGAACACGTAATTCTGTAAGTATCACAACGCCTGTTAGTTATGCTGGGGTGCATAACAGGCCAGTTGGAGAAATGAAGCAGTATGGGCCGTGGAGATACCCTGGTAGGCAGTTTATGGGGCATTCACGCCAGCTGGCTGATGCTACCCATAAAATGATTATCACACGTTTAAATACAGCGATGCAAGTATGAATGAATTGTTTGAATTTATAAAAGCTCGAATAAACGACAAATTGCCTGAATTTAAAACGGTAAGGATGTTCAACGACCAGATTGATAAAGATAATGTCGAGAGGTCCGAGAAAGCATTTCGCTACCCTGCCGTGTTCATTCAATTTGTTACGAGTGAGGTGCGGAATCGGGCTTCTGGCATTCAAGATGTAGTATTGCAGGTAATCTTTCACTTTGCCCTTGAGGGTTACAAGTTTTCAGAGAAAAGACAGCTGAAAGATATAGAGTTAACCAAAAAATTTGATTATTATATACATAGACTAAGGGGCGGAGATGACGACCCAGTACAGTTCACAACTTTTCAACGTATAATAATTAATGAAAGCGAAGACTTTGATAACGTAAATAAACCTATCTTTACGTATATGACCATGTGGAGATCATATGGATCATACAGATATGGTAGGACATTAAGTACATGGCAATATAACGTAAATGGCGAGATCACTTCAACAGATTAAAGACACGATAAAGACACAGGTGCGGGAATACCCGTCACTTGATGCGTTTACATTCCCCGAGGACGGGGGGTCACAGGTTTCCGTGTTTAACCTGATGGTCACTATTGTATCAGCAGCGATACTTGTGTTTGAAAAGATACATGATATATTCAAAGAGGACTTGCAGGCACTTTCAGATGCTTCCATTGCCGGTAATGCAAAATGGATTCAACAGCAAATGTTACTCTTTCAGTATGGAGATACCGTTTTAATTGATGACAATTTCTCACCTTACTATGCTGTTGTTGACCCGAGCAAGCAGATAGTCACCAGAGCTGCGGTAGTGGATGGGTCACCTTTACAGATAAAGGTTGCCAAGGGCGTGGCCCCGACACTTGAGCCTTTGACTACAGCCGAATTGAACGCATTAAAAGATTACTACTATGGTACACAGTTTGCAGACGGGATCGGCTTTGCCGGTATTACAGCTTCTTTTGTTACGCTGGACCCCGACAGGATGTATGTTGAGTCTGATGTGTACTATAGTAGTCAATTAGTTGTTGCTGATGTTAAAGAAGCCGTGATAGGAGCTATCGACACTTTCTTTGCTGAGTTTCAAGAAATCAACTTCAACGGCACTGTTTTCATACAAAGTCTTACGGATGCTATCCAGGCTGTTCCGGGCGTTACGAGGGTAGTACACCAATCAATTAAGGCGAGGGACGCTGCCACAGTCTTTGGATCTGCAACACCGGTAGACGTGCAGGGATCATATGCTACAGCATCAGGATACATCATAAGTGAGGATGACGCAGGTAATACGTTAGATGATTCAATAACAATGGTAGCCGAAACAAATTAATATGCCAAACGCGAAAGATTACGGACAGATCAATTTTAGAAATCAGGTAATAATGTTGTTACCGCCTATACTGCGTAGTACAACTATGGTAGATTGGTTACATTCCCTGGTGACGCCGTTGGATACATTGCTTGATACGGATTGGACATTTATTTATGATCAATATATTAAAGGCTATCTGACGGGTCAAAAGATTGTGATGCAGGAAGGGTTAAACTTCCTTTTTAAAATAGAGTCGGCACCGTTTATACTCGTGGAGACCGCACGTGACGAGGGGACAACCTTATATGTGTATAACGAGGCAGAACTTACTACATCTTTTGTGTATAATGAGGCAGAACTAACTGATGTGTACATCTTAAATGAAGCCGAGGCCACACAACCTGCGGGGGCAAATATCATTGTGAAAATTCCAAATGTGTACGCCACAACAGATAATT